ATGATTGCTTATGCTTGGTATGTATGGGAAAAGGATTACAAAGGAAAGCCGACTGTTGAATGGATATAATAAGTATATGACTAAATTAAAAATGTACTGCCCTGAAACTCAGGGAACATTTAAAATGATGTTTGGGTTTGCACAACCGACTCCATACATAAAAGACAATAGAACTAAAATAAAAAAAAGAGATTATGACAGAAAAAAGAAAATACAAGAGCATCAAGTGGGTTTTAAAACAACAGATTGAAAAAGCTACTAAAACTCTTTGGACATGGAAACAAGGCAAGAATGAACACTTTACTTGTATATATAAAAATTACAATGATGACCTGCCAATATATACTCCCTCACAATTATTAAAAGAAATAGAAGATGCCAATACCTACTAATCATTATGAAACTATGAAAGACGAAACAATACCTGAATACTATAAAGGAAAGAATGGCTACATGGCCAAAGATGTCGTATCTAATTTTGACCTAAGCTATAATATCGGAACGGCTGTAACATATCTCTTGCGTTCAAAGAACAAACACGAGGACGGAGGACTTGAAGATATTAGAAAGGCTATACATCATTTACACTTTGAATTAGACGTGCTAACTTCTAAGACGCTTACAGGAGCTTTATCACCAACAGGAGTAAGGAAATGATTACTCATGATACAATAGAACTCGTTAGCTGGAAGCAGGTAGTCAAAAGATATGGCTATAAAGAAAGTAAAAATAAAGGAACTAGATTTGGGATAAAACTAGAATTAGATGGAATGATGGACACACAATTTATATGGTGTGAAACCAATTTAGAAAGGAATAAATTATATAAGACAATAATAAGGATGGCAAAAGATGAAGGGAGAGATTTACAATTAATAGATTAAAATGACATTATATAAATGCAAGTGCGGAAAGACTAAAGAGATTTCAACAGCTACTATCTGCTATATTGATGGAGAATGGGAAACTAAAGAAGCTCTTTGCGAATGTGGAAAGTATATGGACTCAAAACCACTTGAAGGAATGCCTAGCCAAATAAGAACTGAAGAAAGCCTAAGCAAGAAAGGTGATAAACTTTGGGCAGGAGCTAAAGAAAAATTGATAGGTGATAGGGGAATTAATGAGGACTACTAATGAATTTTGTAGTAAACAACAGCCAAGATAAACAAACGCTTTTTAATTACTTAAAAGAACTTGATAGCGATTATATAGTAAGTGTAAAGAAACAAAGAAACAATAGGTCTAATATGCAGAACAATTATTACTGGGCTTGTATAGTACAACCATTAGGAGAATCACTTGGTTACTTCCCAGATGAAATGCACGACACTTTAAAAGTAAAGTTTGCAAGTGAATGGCAAAGCATAGAGATAAACGATAAGCAGATAGGACTTCAAACTGTAAATAGTACAGCTAGAATGAATACAAAAGACTTTGAAGTATATGCAGACCAAATAAGGATATGGGCTTTAACAGAACTAGGGATAAGACTAATGCTACCAAATGAATACAACTAATTTCTATTATATAACATAGGATTGAATAATCAATCTTTTTCAATTATGGATAAACGAACAAACAACGGTGGTGCAAGACAGGGTGCAGGGCGTAAAGGCAAAGCAGAAGAACAAAAGCTAATAGAGAATTTAACACCTATGAATAGTATGGCTTTAGAGTCATTAGAAAAAGGATTAGAAAAAAAAGAACAATGGGCTGTTAAGTTATTCTTTGAATATTTCTATGGCAAACCTCAGCAACGAGTGGATGTAACTTCTAATGACGAAAGTATTAATATGCCTTTAATAAACTTTGTAAAAACTGAATCTTAACGAAAAATATAACCCTTTATTTGAATCTGACGCTAGGTACTTTATAATAACAGGTGGTAGGGGTTCTGGCAAGTCTTATGCTGTTACAGTCTTTCTCACGCTGCTTACAATGTCAAAAGGTATAAGGGTTTTGTTCACTCGTTATACAATGGTATCAGCTCACCTTTCAATCATTCCTGAGTTCTTAGAAAAGATAAGCCTATTAGGTTTTGAAAGTATCTTTAGTATAAACAAAGCTGAGGTTGTAAACTTAGGTAACAAATCAGATATTCTTTTTAGAGGTATCAAAACTTCTTCAGGGAATCAGACTGCTAGTCTAAAGTCTTTGCAAGGAATTAGTACTTGGTGCTTAGACGAATCAGAAGAACTTATTGATGAGGATATATTTGACACCATAGACCTGAGCATTAGGGAAAAGAATATACAGAATAGAATCATACTTATATTAAATCCCGTAACTAAAGAACATTGGATTTATAAAAGGTTTTTTGAGGAGAAAGGGATTGAAGGTGGTTTTAATGGCGTTAAAGACAATGTGTGCTACATTCACAGTACTTACCTAGATAATATGGTTAATCTCTCTGAGAGCTTCCTAGAGCGTATTAAGAGTATAAAACATACTAACATTAAGAAATACACTCACAAAATCTTAGGGGGTTGGCTTGACAAAGCTGAAGGAGTTGTATTTGACAACTGGAGTATAGGAGAATTTAATCCTGACAACTTGCAGACTTCTTGTGGAATGGACTTCGGATTCTCAATAGACCCTGATTCCTTAACAGAAGTGGCTATTGATAAAAAGCATAAAAAAATATATTTAAAAGAACATATCTATCGTAATGGAATAAAGAGCCATGAACTTGCGCAGATTGTTTTAGATAAAGTAGGACAAAGCCTGATAATCGCTGATAGTGCAGAACCTAGACTGATAGCAGACTTGAAGCACTTAGGGGTAAACATCAAGCCTGTAAAGAAAGGAACTATTGAAAGTGGAATAACTAGGATGCAAGACTATCATTTAATAGTAAGTCCTGAATCTACTAACATAGCTAAGGAATTAAACAATTATATATACTCAGATAAATCCTCAAAATTATATGTGGATAATTACAACCATGCAATAGATGGAATAAGATACAATGTTATATATCACTTAGACAATCCTAATGCTGGTAAGTATTTTGTGCAATAGAAAAAGGGCTGCCTAATTATAAGCAACCCTATTTCAGAACAAGAAAGAATATGAAGAACTTGGCAAATATACACGAATAAACTAAATAACAACAATTTCTATTATATATTATACACTATGAAAGTAAAAATTAAAAAAGACGGAAAAAAGGAAACGTACAGCACGATAAATTCATGGTCAGACGTTAGTCTTGAATCTTGGATGAAATTAATTGAGGTTGAAACTGGAAGCCAAGCAATCCAAGCAGAAGAAACAATAGCAGAACTTTCAGATATACCTAAGTCTTTGATAAAGGAACTGTCATTGAGAGATGTAGCTGTGATAATGGGCAAGGTGGCGGAGTTACAAAGTAAGCAAGACACGACTCTAAAAAAGATAATTAAAATAGCTGGAATTGAATATGCCATGCATCCTGACCTTTCAGAACTGACATTAGGAGAGTATGCCGACATTGAAACATTTATAAAAGGAGGACTTGAAAATAATATGCCTGAATTAATGGCGGTACTATTTAGGCCAATAAAAGAAAGAAACGGCTCTGCTTATGTAATAGATGCGTATGATGGCAACATAACTATAAGGGCAGAAGAAATGAAGAAGATGTCAGCAGAGCAAGTGCAAAATGCGCTGGTTTTTTTTTATCATTTAGGGAAGGAATTGTTGATGACTTTGCCATCATATTTGATGGAGCGGACTCAGGAGATAGTGGAGGAACTAAAGAAGGAAGTTTTGCAGAAAAGTGGGGATGGTTCGGAATCCTCCATAGGCTCTGCAATCAAGACATTAGTAAACTAGAGGCAATAACAAAACTAAACCTTTTGGAGTGCTTAACTTGGTTGTGTTATGAAACAGATTTAAACTTACAAGATAAAGTAAAAAGACATGATAGATAATAAGACATACAATAACGTTATAGACACTCTCAAACAATTAGGGATTGAGCATGAGCAAATAACGACTACTACAACGGGGGATATTTACGATATTGATTTGAGCGTTAATACTTTGTTTCCTTTGTTCCATATTAATCCCGTTAATGTATCAACAAGCCCTTCTGAGCTAACGTACAACTTTCAGCTTTTTGTTATGGACGCAGTAACACAGAGGGATGATTGGACTGAAGCTAATCTACAATCAGCAAATAATCTAAGTAATGAGCAAGAAGTTCTGAGTCAATGCTTACAGATTTGTGTTGATATTATAGGAATCATGCGACATAGTAAGTGGCAATCAGCAAATTATACTGGAACAGATATTGACGACCCTGTTTACTTTACAGAAGGGGAGTTTACAATAGAACCGTTTACAGAACGATTTGACAACTTACTTACTGGCTGGGTGTTCTCAATAGGAATAGTAGTACAGAATAACTTTCAGACTTGCGTAATTCCTATGGCTAATAATCCAATAGGGAAATAATGAAATTTAAAATAGGAAAATATAAAATAGAAATAGGATTTTTTAAAATAACAATAAAATTATAATATAAACAAAAAAAATTATGGCAGATTTGACCACCACAGTAACCGAGAGTGTCGTTTTAAATGGGGCTTTAAGGGGCAACACTAACTCAGTAACAACAACAGGAATTAACAATGTATTTGAAAGAATAGTAACTTGTATTCATTCTCAGACTACCACAGTAGCAACATTTGCAGCAGCTCCATACACTTCAGCAGGAGCTATTGATGTAGAAAATGTACGCTACATTAGAGTAACCAATTTAGATACGGCAGGGGCTTTAGTTTTAGGAGTAGTTACTACTAATACTAATTATCAAGTAAGACTTACTCCAGGAACATCTCATATAATACCAAGAGGGGAAGCTGAAATAATAGGAGAAGAAGATACAACTCCTGCTTTTTCAACTTTAGAAAATATAACATCCTTACAAGTAAGACCTGAAGGAGCAACTTACAATCCACAAGTAGCAGTCTTTGTAGCAAGTATCTAATGGACACTAAGAATATAGAAAATTATCTAAAGTCTTTTGGACAGAATGTAGTAGATGATTCTAAAAAACTTTTATATTTAGAA